GTTGGGTGAGATAGAATCCTACCTTAGTGGAAACTATCCCTGAGCAACACAGAGATATGTTGTCGGAGTCGAGGTTACGAACTCGATGGTGGTTTGTTGGTTTCTACCGATTTGAAACTAACTAAGTTGTGAATGACTTTACGAAGAAAACAGAGAACACGGCGGTTCAATTCCGCCCGGCTCCACTAAAAAAATAATCAATAATAGAAAAATAAATAGATATTTATATTAAACGGGAGAAAAAAATGACTGAATTAAAAACAATTAATGGTCAAATTGATGAGTTGTATGAAGAATTTAAATCAAATCATGATGATTATTCTACAACCGGAAATAAGACAGCAGGTAAAAGAGCTAGATTGGCAATAGGTGAATTAAAAAAATTAATTACTGGATATAGGAAAGCATCAATAGAATTTTCAAAGCAGTAAAATGATTAAACTATTTAATAGTAAAAGTGTATTAGCTTTTATTATTTTTACAGTCATGATTAATGGATACGTTTCTGTTAATATGATGCAAAAAAATAAAAGAAATTACAATTCTTTAATTGAAATAATTAAAGAAGAAAATAAATTACTTACAAACCAACTTCTTAAATTTAGAAGTGAAGGAATGGCCGTGATAGTAACTATGTATCAACCAGTTCGTGGACAGACTGATTCTACACCGAACATTCTCGCAGATGGAACGCGTATTAGGACGCAAGATGCGTCCAATTATAACGATGGGGTGGATGGTTAGATTATGGTGATTTTATTTTACTTCAAGGTACCGATATAAAAGATGGTATTTATCAAGTTAGAGATACAATGAACAAGCGATGGGTCAACAGAGTTGATATATTGGAATCGCCAGGAACTAAACCATATAAATTCACGTCAGCTAAAATACAAAAAACTGATTTGGTTTATAAAGTGAACTAATAAATAATACTTGACTTTAGTAAAAAAATGTTGTAAATTAAGGTATGTTAATTAAATTGGAATATTGTAAATAATGATTTCGTACATCGGCGGAAAAAATCGTATGGCTGATTGGATCGGCGGTTATATTCCAAATGATATAGAAACCTACGTAGAAGTGTTCGGTGGAGCATATTGGGTATATGTCAATGGAGATTTTTATAAAAACCCAGTACTGGAAACCGTAGTATATAATGATTTTAATAGATATATGACTAATTTATTTGGGTGTTGTAGAAACCCAGCTAAATTTTTAGATTCTATGGTGGGCATTATAGCCCAAGATTCCGATTTATTTTATCAATATAAAAAAGATGTATTTGAAAATAAAAATATATCTGATATTAAAATTCCGGACTATGAGTATGGTATGAAATATGCCTATATAGTAACTCAAATATTTTCAGGATTGAATCCTGAGCTAGGAGAATATATTGACCTACAAGGAAAATATAATTCTAAATTTGATGCATTCCGCAGAAGATTGCAAAATCCAATCGTTATTAAAAAATTGAAAAAAATAACCAATGTAGAAAATATGGATTGTGCGGATGTGATTAAAAAATATGATAGTCCAACTACATATTTTTATGTAGATCCCCCATATTGGAAAACAGAAAATTATTATTCGTTACACGACTTCGACACAGATGATCATAAAAGATTGGCAGACGTATTAAAAAATATAGAAGGTAGATTTAGTTTATCCTACTATGATTTTAATTTGTTACATGATTGGTTTCCTAAAAATAAATATAATTGGAAATTGCGAGATTTCACAAAACCAGCTTCTGCTCAAAGAGGCAAAAGTCAAAATAAAGGAACAGAATTATTGATTATGAATTATCAAATGAGAAGTAGAAACGAAAAACTTAACACAATAAAACATGAATTTTGGAGTTAAATCATGGTTACATTAACAACTGAACAAATAATAGAAAAATATAAAGAATTTGAAGGAATGGTAGAAGAACATCTTGAAGGTGAAGTTCTGGATTCGGTCAAAAAAATAATATCACATTTCGAGAGTAGATTGGTAGAATCTCCTGCATCTGGTAGGTTAGATTATCACAATTGCTTCGTTGGCGGATTTATAGATCACACCGTTAGAGTTGCTAAAACGGCACTAAAGATGAAAAAACATTTTGAAGGATTGGGTGTAGAAGTAATACATTCAGATTCAGATGTGTTTTTAGCTGCAGCCTTTCATGACTGGGGAAAATTGGGTGATTTGGATATTCCATATTATATAGAACAGAAATCAGAATGGCATCGTAATAAACTTGGAGAGTTTTACACCAGAAATCCGGAATTAGAATATATGACTGTAACTGATAGGTCACTTTGGATGTTACAAGAATTTAATGTTAAAATAAGTCCTGCAGTATGGAAAGCAATTAAAATGTCAGACGGTATGTTTGAAGCTGGAAATGAAACGTATTTCAGAAGCCCATCAGATACTCGTAATATATTACATTATATAGTCCATTTTGCAGATTGGTCTTCTACTATAGCGGAAAAACAACATCACGTACAGGGCGAAGTTATTCAACGTGATGAAGAAGAAAAGGCAGTGGAGAAATTTAAGGAACAATTGGATATACCTGAAACAACATCAGAGAATACGACTGAAGAGAAGAGACCTATCACGAGCGATTCAGCTAAAGATTTATTTGATGAACTATTTGGAGACAAATCATGATTATAGAAATAATATTAGGAATCTTTATCATAGCATTCATAATTGATTGTTATATAGTATGGAATCTTATGAAAAAAACAGAACGATTGGAAACTTGGGTAGAAGATTATACTGGGAAAATTGAAATTGCATATAAACAAATGCAAACAATAGATCATCGTGGAGTTTTTGAATCAGAAGATGAAACTGGTGATGTATTCAAACAATTAAAAGACATAACTGCAGAATTAAACGCAGCCGGATTAGAAGAGGAAAATAATGACAACTAAACCAAATATAAAAAAGAAACGAAAAAAGAAAAGTAAAATGTATTTTGGAAAACCTGCCCAAGATGCTATAATTAGATATAATGCCAGTGACGATCATGTACTTAAAAATAAAATATATGCTGAAAATATCGCGGCTCCATTTGATAAATTGGCAGAAAACTTGATTCATACTTTTAAGTTTTATTATTTTGACGTTCCATTAACAGATGTTAAAAATGAAGTAGTGGCATTTATGCTAATGAATATCAATAAGTTTGATCCTGATAAAGGCAGAGCCTTTTCATATTTTTCAATAGTTGGGAAAAATTGGTTAATACTTCATAATAATAATAATTATAAAAAAATGAAATCTCATACTGATATTGATGTTCTTGATTTTGAGAGAAGTGTAGAAGGTGAGAAGAGAGCCAGAGAAGTTGCTGAATATTATGATGATCTGGTTGGGCAAATGGTTGAATTCTGGGACAATAATTTGAATAATTTTTTCAAACGAAAAAAAGATTTGAATGTAGCATATTCAGTATTAGAATTATTTAAGAGACGTCACACGTTAGAAAATTTTAATAAGAAGGCTCTTTACATTCTCATTAGAGAAATGACAGGATCTAATACTCAGCATATAACCAGAGTTGTTAATCAAATGAAATCACAATATCATGAGTTAGTATCTGAATACCAGGATGGGTATAGTATAAATACATCTAATACAGGATCAATTTTCGGATAATTTACAATATAACTATAAACTATAAAAAAAGAAAAGGGAGTGACAATTAAATCACTCCCTTTTTTTATTATTCGGTAGTATTTCTATTTACGAAATAAACCTACCAAAACCAACAATGCTACCAGACCAGTAAATCCGCCTTCGCCGAATTGACCGATAATAGCCGTCAGGTTACCTATAACATTGACACCAAAAATGCCTGTTCCGAAGATTACTTCGGAAATAGCACCTATGGTAATAAAGGACAACATCAGATGAGCTAAATCATCTATGTATCCTTTAACTGTTGTTACGACTTCCTTCATGGTTATTCTCCCGTTTATTATGAAAAAGGGACTAAATGCCCTACTAAAATAACTATTTAACTTGGCATATTTCCGAAATATTTATATATTTATATACACAAGGTTTTTTAATTAGTTATATTTATAAATGAATAAATAGGTTTAATAATATCATGTCAGATTACAAAATATTTAAAGAAAAATCGCTATCAGATTTGTTTGAAGATATATACAATAATTCTTCAGACAATAAAAAACAGCTGGACGTGCTGATACGAGAGGTGGTAACATTCATAAAAGATGGTGACACTGCAGTACAGCTTATTCCAGCAATAAAAGAATATTTGGACATTAAAGTAAAAAATGATGATCAATTAGTAAAAATGGCTGGAATAGTTCAGCGATTAATATCAGGTGAACAAAAGGGATCCAGTGAGTCTGAATTCGGACTATCTGATTCGGAAAAAGAAGATTTATTAAAATCTTTAAAACCAGTTGCAGAAGATTTACAGAAATACACCGATGAGATTAATAATAAGGTAGAATCCGGGTCCTCAAAGATAGTAGAATCATAATATGCCAAATATTTCAAAAATTGATAATAGTAAATTTTTTAAATCTAGTGATCCAGTTGGAACTCCTGATGATATACCTAAAGGAATACCGAGTAAATTAGACGTTTATAATATGATAAAATCTATTTTGGAAGAGAAGAAAATTTCTCTATTTGAAATAGATTTTTTACAAGTTGGTAAAGTAAAGGATAAAGAAGAAGATGCAAAAAACGATATGTCTCAATTTGGGATGGTATCTGGAAAATTTATTTATAGTGAAGGTAAAAAAATACCCAGGCCTGCCAGCGCTTTCCCCATAGATGTAGATAATTTTGAATTGCCTATACCTGGCGAAATAGTGATAGTGGTAAAATATTTTGGAAAAAATTATTATTTAGATAAAATAACTATTGACGGATTAGGTTCTAATTATGACCCAGACATTGGGAAAGCAAATTTACCAGATGATTTACTTAAAGAATTAAAAAAACGAATAAAAGGATATGATGCCCCATCATCTCCTAAAAAAAGACAAATAATTGGACAGGGTGGGAAAATAATTGGTAGTAGATATGGTAGTACCATCACATTAGATCATACAGAAGCTAAACCTAAGATTAAATTGAGCAATCATCAAAGTCAAATACATTCTTTCCCATTTTTCCATTCCACCTTTTATAATGAAGGATCTACTATATTGTTGGATAGTAATATGTCATTGGATTTTCCTGCTCAGGTAGTTGAAAATGTTAAAAATATGTCAAATACTATAGGTAATAAAGTAATAATAAATTCAGATCAATTAATTTTTCAAAGTAGAGATGAACCCATACATATTAATAGTGCGTCAGAATTATATATAAATGCTCCCAATGTTTATATTAATAACGAGCCAGCAGTATTGGGCAAAACTTTAACTGAAGTTTTAGAGTTAATAACTAAATTATTGGAACAAATGATTAAAGGTATTGCGGCAGATCCAGTGAATGCGTCAGTATTAAATGTTTTGGATGTGACGAATCAATTAATAAACTTAAAATCTCAATTAAAAGAATATTGGGCGATTCCAGGACATCATAACATAAAAAAAATATCGGTAGATAGATTAAAGGCCGGAGATATTTAATGGCAAAAACTTTTTTAGGAAAAATGATTGATGATACAGTAAATAAAGTATCAAAAAAAATGTCAGACCCACTAGATAATTTAAGACGTATAAATGCAGAATTAAAGAAATCTCAACGGGTTGGATCATTGACTGACGCGGAATTGGCCGAAATAAAAATAGAATCTGAAAGATATGGTAAGCGATTAATGGATGTAAATACTAAAGATATAAGGAATTCCATAAGAAATATAAAATCTTCTTTGACATCTGTTAAATCTGGGCAAGATATAGCACTAGGTTCAATGGTTGGTACTAGTGGTCCGTTAGGACCTCAAGTAAAAGTTAATGAGGAAGCTAGCAAACTTATAGAAGATGGGGCAGAATCAGTGGAACGAGCCGGCGGAGCTATGAATAATATACAGAACGTTGTATCTGAGGGTGTGACTATGAGTACAGAAAATGCCCAAATGATAAAAGCTGGGTTTACTCATAATGAAGGAAGACCTACAGAAGAAGAAAAAATGCTGGAAAAAAAATGGAATGAGTATGTAAATGCCGGAACTGCTGATATATTTTATACTCAGGGCAACACCCCCTTAGCAAATGCTTGGCGAGATTTTGTCCATCAAGATCCAAAACGATATGCTATAGTTTTAGAGCATGCTGCGGCTCGTGGCCAATGGTCCATCGATGCAATAAAAGGTATTGGGGTAAAGAAAGATCCTTGGTTGGATACCAGAGTAAAGACTGAAGTAGAAATGAATAATATAATGGTGGAGTATATTTTAAAAAAAGATCAGCGGAACGAATTAAAAATACTGGAGATGAAAAGACTTAAAAAAATGTGGCCTAATGGACTCATGGGAGATCCATTAAAGCCCAGATCTGAATTTAATAAATTGATAAAAATAGGAGAGTCGATTGAAGAAGAGGTGTCAAAAATATTACAAGATATTAAAAAATTAAAAATGGATTACACGAAAAACGCGTCCGTTTTAACTTCATTGGCTAAAAATATCCCAGCTCAAGTTAGAAAAAATGAATATTTGAAAGTTGATCTGGATACGTCAGGCTTTACAGGCGGATTTAGTGGAAAAATTACACAACATGAATATAATGCAGAAATTTCAGAGCGCCACCGTCAATTATTAGATGAGTCTGTCGGGGCTACTATTAATGTAGCGTATGACAGTGTACAAATTCAGTCAGCACAGATGGATTCTATGGAAAATGTCAGTGAGATTGAAACTGGAATACTAGTGGATATGACAGACGATTTTGCCGATTTTTCCGTGCATGCGATAATAGGATATGAAGTAAAATGGTTACTTAGGCAAGAGGTAAAGACTTTAGAGGGAACCACGTTTGAGGAAATTTATGTGATACAAAATAGATATGGAACAGAAATATTTCTGGAGGAGAATAAATCATGAAGAAAAATGAACTAATAAAAATAATAAGAAAAGTAGTTCGAGAAGAAGTGAAAAAAGAAGTCAACGGTATATTTATTAAAGAGGGTGTAAAGAATATACCTAAAAATGGGTGGTATTCTGATGAAAAGGTAGAAAACAATATAGTTAAAAAATCTACCACACCAAATACACCCCCAACGAAAATGACCGCAGTTCGTTATACTAAGGATGAAGCATTAAATAGAGTATTAAATGAAACTAAGGGTGGATTGCCACAGTCGACTGGGGATGATTACCCGTTGATGGGCGGTGATGTATTCGATTCTAGTAAGGCTAATGAGATTGCGATGAAAAGTGGTCAATTTGGTGATCAGAAAGAATTTAAAAGAGAGTTGGGCGCAGCAATGACTGCTAGATCATCAGGAGTTAAAGAGAGTGATGTTCCAGACGGAATAATGAAGGCACTAACACGAGATTATTCGGATTTAATGAAAGTAATAAACAAAGATAAATAATGGCATCTAATAGAGAATATGATAATGATCCCGATGTATTTATAGGGGTAAAGCTTCCCATAGAATATGGCACTAGTGGATTTTTTAATAAAACATCCACAACCATAGAGCAGGCAGAGTACAATTTGAAAAATTTACTATTAACTAAATTTGGGGAGCGATTCGGACACCCCACTTTTGGATGCTCGTTATCCCAACTAAATTTTGAACAAATGGACGATGATATATTGGTCAAATCGGAAGAATCTATAAATGAGGCGGTATCAAAATGGCTTCCGTATATAAAAATTAATAATATATCACCTAGTTTAAATAAAGATTTAAATAGACTGAATATTAAAATACATTTTAGTTTAGTGACAGATCCAACTCAAAGTAATACTACCGTGGTGACGTATAACCAATAGGAGTTAAAGAAATATGGCAAATTATAAAAAAGACATATCATATGTGGGCAGAGATTTTGCAAGTTTACGAGAAAATTTGATGGAATTTGCTAAAACATATTTTCCAAATGCATATAAAGATTTTAACGAAGCATCTCCTGGGATGATGTTTTTAGAATCTGCTGCATATGTAGGCGATGTAATGGCATATTACACAGATGTCACGTTTAAAGAAAGTTTGTTACCTTATGCAGAGGAAAAAAATCAAATATATAATATAGCACAATTTATGGGATACACCCCACGATTGATATCACCGTCATTAACGACAATAACATTTTCACAAGAAGTTCCGTCTAGAACTGATGATTCTACTCAACCGGATTATGATTATGCAATGAATATAAAGTCTGATACTAGAGTTTTTTCTCCAATTCAGGGGGTAGAATTTAGATTATTATCAGATTGTAATTTTAAGGTGGATCAGGGAAATGTTAGAAAAGAAATATCTCAAACATCGACAAGTGGGACAATTGAATATTGGAGATTATATAAAACTGTTGATGCTATAAGTGGACATTCTAAGGAAGAAACTTTTTCATTTGGGAGTCCTAGTAAATATGAAAAAATAGTTTTATCTGAGGATAATATAACTGATATACTTTCAGTATCAGATAGTGATGGTAATACTTGGTATGAGGTTCCGTTTTTGGCACAAGATATGGTATTTGCAGAATTTCAAAATTTAGCGGAAAACGATTCTTCATTAGTACAATATGACAGTACTAATCCTTATATTTTAAAAAGATTAAAGACTTCTAAAAGATTTAGAACTTATGTGAAGTCAGATAAAAAAACAGAATTGAGATTTGGGGCTGGAACTCAAGTAACACCAGATGAAGAATTAATTCCTAATCCAGATAATGTTGGTTCATCTTTACCTGGGTCTCCTTCTAAATTGGGAATTGCATTTGATCCAAATAATTTTACTAGTACTAGGGCATATGGAGAAGCGCCGTCAAATACCACTCTTACGATTAAATACGCATATGGGGGAGGAACATCTCATAATGTTAGGTCTGGAGATATAAATTCGTTTGCTAGTAAAGTTATATCTTCATTTACTGGCAATTTAAACTCCGTGAAATTATCCAGAGTTAAAAATTCTTTAAATTTAACAAATAAAGAACCGTCGTCTGGAGGAATGGATGTTGAATCTGTAGCTGAGATAAGACAAAATGCATTAGCGTCTTTTCAAGCTCAGAGTAGAATGGTTACTAAAGATGATATAATTACTAGAGTATATGCATTACCAGAGAGATTTGGTAATATAGCTAAAGCATATGTTGTACAGGATGAGCAAATAACTACACAGCCTGGTGAAGAAGTGAGTTTTACAAAAAATCAATTGGGATTGAATTTATATTTAGCTGGGTACAATTCTAGTAGAAGACTTACTAAATTAAATACAGTAACTAAAAATAATTTAAAAACGTATTTGAATAGATTTAGAATGGTAACTGACGCTATCAATATAAAAGATGCATATGTTATCAATATAGCTATTAAATATGATATTATGGTGAATCGTGGGTATAATAAAAATGAAGTACTATTAAGGTCTATAAAGAAAATGAAAGAATTTTTTAACATAGATAGGTGGCAGATTAATCAACCAATAGTTATTGCCGAAGTGGTATCTAGCTTATTAGAAGTAGATGGGGTTCTAGGGGTAGAACGACCTGAAGATTCCAATCCATTGGGTACTAGTATAGTATTTGAAAATAAATATGATATATCAACTGGATATTCTGGAAATGTATATGATTTGGCAGATCCCACAGTAATAAAAAGTGGAGTAATTTACCCCTCAAAAGATCCATCAATATTTGAATTGAAATTTTCAGATACAGATATAATTGGCCGTGTAATAGGAGACGTATAATGCATTATTTTGAATACCCATCAGTAGATGCTACCATATATGAAGGTTCAGTTACCCAATCTCAAAATACTGGATTGGATGAAATTTTAGAAATTCGTAAAGATACTAATAATAATGCGAGTGTGATAAATGTATCTAGAATCTTAATTAAATTTGATATATCTACTATATCTCAATCGGTACATAACAGCACTATTTCATCTAACGCCAAATACTATTTAAATTTATATGACGCTAATTCTTCAAATTTAACTACATCTCAATCGTTATATGGATATCCAGTAAGTCAATCTTGGACTGGTGGTGAAGGAAGATTTCATGACAATCCCAAAGATACAGAAGGTGTTAGTTGGAGATACAGAGTAGGTGAAACGGATGGTACACAATGGATAAGTGGATCAAATGATACTGGTGGTAATTGGTATAGTGGAAGTGGATACGAAGCCTCACAGTCGTTCGAATATGAGACTGGCGATATGAGGATGGATGTTACAGACATAGTAAATAAATGGTTGGATAGTACTATACCGAATCAAGGATTTATGTTAAAGAGAAGTGGGAGCGTTGGAAATTCTAATTCTAATGTTGAAGAAGGAAATACTACAAAATATGGTCATTTTGCATTTTTTAGTAGAGAAACTAATACTATATATCAACCAAAATTGGAAGTAGAATGGAATGATTCGACTTGGGCAACGGGCAGTCTTACAGAATTAAGTGGTTCTCAATTAGATGATATAGTTTTTTATATGAAAGGGCTTAGACCTGATTATAAGGAAAATTCAAAAACAAAATTTAAATTAGTAGCTAGAGAAAGATATCCTGATAAAACATTTTCTACAACGACAGTATCAGATACCGTATCGGTGCACCAATTACCAAGTGCATCAACATACTATCAAATAAAAGATGCTTTAACTGAAGATGTTATGGTACCATATGGATCGGGTTCGTATTTATCATGCGACTCAACAGGTAATTATTTTAATCTTTGGTTAAATGGGTTACAGGCTGAAAGATATTATCAGATAGAATATAAAATGGTTAGTGGAAGTGGATCTGGCGAGCAGATAAATTATTATGGTGGTGATTTTAAATTCAAAGTGAGTAGATAATGCCCTATAATAAACTAGAAATGGAACATACTCCATTCGTACGTAGACTTGAGGAAAAGGCTAAAATGGAGTATTTTAAAAAGATAGAAGAAATTTTACAGAATTTAGTATCTACAAAAAAAGAAGAAGATAATTTATCAGCTCCATTTACTATCAATGAACCGCCAACGGATGAAAATGGAAACTATGTGTTATTTCAAAATGTAAATGGGTTTGATTTTGAAACTAATATAAATTTTGACGGTGGATCATGCAATTTTAACGTGGCGGTTCCACATAAACGAAAATTATATGATCCAACGTCTGTTAATGATAAAATAGTAACTAAATTTCAAGAGATTGGTAACATTAATACAAAAGCAACTACAAATGATATTAATGGTGGAATCGATGCAAATCAGAACGCAATTGATAATAATACATCATCAACAAATACAACACGCGGGAATACTGGCTCTACCAGTAGTACTTCCTCTGGTGGTGGATCAGGAGGGTCTGGTGGAGCTCAGACGGCGGTTTTGGATAAAGTAATATGAGAATATAAATGAGTCGTTTTTTATCAAAAAATCAAAAAGATAACATTAAAAGTGAGACGGAAGTCCCTCAATTAAAATTTGGCGCCGGATCTGATAGTCTGGGTGGTAGAGATTTTATATTGGCTCGAGCTATTTCCAACGATGGCGTTACATTAGGAACCAAAAAATTTATAATTGACAGTGAAGTTGGTGATAATTTATCTATTAATTTGGCAAATTATGTAAATTCAATTGGAGTATTAACTGGAGATATAACGTTAGAATATAATTTTTTACGAACAGTAGCTGGAACGTACAAATTAGGAACAATAGATAAAAATTTTTCATTTTATAATGGAAAAGTTATAAATAACGGCGGGAAACTTTATAAAAATACAGTAATAGATGACACTGAAACTCCGGATCCATCTTCAACGGATTCTATTGTTATGCTAGACGATATAGAAGATCAAGAAGTATTTTCTAGGAAATTTTCTTATGAAATATCTGGAATTTCCCCAACTAGAAAAGAAATTAAAATAAAATTAAAAGATAATTTAAAAAATAATTTATTTTATAAAAGTCAATTTAATAATTTTAGAAGTGATATAAGCGATCAATTAATAATAGAATCTAAAAATATATCATATGGTGGAGAAGCTCGAGATAGTACTATTATAAAATCTACTGTAGATTCATCAAAGGCTATTTCAGGACAACTAGTTAAGTTTAGTAATTCTGCCAAAGCAGGAGAATTTAATATAATAATAGAAATTCCAGATTTTTTTATTATATCAGCCAATGAAAATTCCATTACAACTGTTAATAAAGAATTATTTATAGAAGATAAGCCGACGTTAATTCCAACTATTCAAGATTCTCATGAATCCGAATTCGGACAGTGGAAATTTATTAGAGATTTTAGTGGATCTACTGATGGTAAATGGGTTTTAAATGCGGAAGGATTAGAAGTAGATTCTGATGGTAATGTATTATATCCAAATAATTTAGTTACAGGAATGCCGTTATCTATAGCATCAAACGCGTCTAAATTACAAGAATTTTCAAATGCTACAATTCAAGATTCGTTAATACCAAATGCCCCATCTTCAATTTTTATATTTGATACAAAAAATTCTTCTACTAATTTTACCGATGATCGTGATCAAGATGATCGCGATAACGAAATGTCTTATATTAGTGGAGTTGCCTTCACACCATCGTTCAAAAACTGGTTTAATACTAATGCCAGCGGATTATTTTTTCATGAAACATTTGGGAATAAACTACCAAATAAATTGATATTATTTAATTTTCTTCAAGACAGATTAGATTCTGGATATACTGAAGTAATTGATGGTGTTACAGTAATACCGGAGGATGGTTCAGAGTTTAATGCTAATGTAATATTAGATACTATTTTAGCTGAATATAGATATATGGATCCAAATTCATCTTCTACATTGTATTTTAAAGATGTGGAATCTGTTACAAATACCACACAATATAGTTACGCTCCATTGATAACAGATTTACAAAATTTTCAATTGAATACTGGTGAGATTACAGACCCAACAAAACCATATACTGGAATTGGTGATAAAGTTGACAATTTTTCTATTAATATAACTCCTGAAAATTATGCTAAAAAATATGGAATTGAGTATGAATCATTAAATACTGATATTAAAAAAATTATATTGACTGCTAAAAAGAGAGAAATATTGGATTTATCTTTTAGCGCAGTTATAGGTCAATCTTCATTACATTCAGTTTTAAATACTGCGGGTAGTGATGATGATATGTTTGTTAAATTTTTAAATCCAGTAAATGAAAATGTACAAATTGGGGACGATATATATTTTGTTAGGGATGTAATGGATCCTCAATCATATGCTATAAATTTAGTTAATTTTATAGACCCAATTATTCCCACTACAATTTTGAGATTGCCAAATTCTTCTACTGGAAATAATTCAGAGCCTATAGTTAGGCATAGACAGACCGAATATCAATCGTATGATGATTTACTTCTGACTAGTAGTTCTTTATCCCAAGATATAGAACGAGATATTGTTAGTGGATCCATAAATAGAGTGCAATTAAATATTGACTATTCTAATTTAGACAATTTTATTAAATTTAGTTCCGCTAAGAAACGATTGGACAATTTTAAAACTAAATTGGAAAAGATAGAATTACATAACGCTTACAGTCAATCAATTGCAGGCACATATTATGATACAGGATATTTGGGAAATGATCCAAATACTACAATAGAAAATGCAGGAACTGATGCAACTAGATGGGAAATTGCAAATAGTGAAGTTGTAAATAGTTTTGATGGGTATGAAAGATATTTGTATTTTAATAGTTCTTCATATTCGTCTGGAAGTGCCGGAATTTATTATGATGCGTCTTGGCCTAAGCAAAATAATACTAAGCCATATACATTATATGAAGTATCATCATCTCAGGGGGTCGAATGGTATAATTTAAATAATACCAGCGCTTCTAATTATGATACTGACAATATAGATAGACTTATATATCATTTACCTGATCATATACGAGATGATATGGGAAATAATGATTTTGTGACATTTGTGGATATGGTAGGACATCATTTTGATAATTTAAAAAATTATATCGATGAATTTGGTCAAATTTATAGTATTGATGAAGCATTAGATAAGGGATTATCAAAGCAATTAGTATATTCAGTAGCTCAGGGATTTGGTTGGAATTTACAAGATGGGTATGATTTAGCTAAACTGGATAAATTTTATTTTGGTAAATCGGTAGACCCTGTTAATAAATCTACATCACTTTATGCAAGTTCATCACTACAGGATATTTCACGTGAAATATGGAAAAGAATTATTGCAAATATGCCATTCTTTTTGAAATCAAAAGGAACCGTAGAAGCTTTACGTGGACTAATAAACTGTTATGGAATTCCATCTACAATATTGAGAGTTAGAGAATATGGTGGACCTACTATCACCGAAGTAGAGCCAATTTATGAAACTAGTAGGAAGTTTAGTAAGGCATTAGATTTTAAATCATCCCAATATGTATCTAGCTCTTGGTCAGATTCGTTGGGATTGGGTGGAACTCAAGTTCCAAATACTGTTGAGTTTAGATATAAAGCAGTATCTAGTTCTGATATGACTCTTGTACAGACTGGTAATGGAACATCAGGAGATCAACTGGGAATATATCTCAAAGATAATGCATCTTCTGATAATATAGGTAGATTATCATTCTCATTAAGTGGATCTTCAGGATATATAACAGCCTCAACAGAACCACTTCCATTTTATAATGGGGATTATTGGTCTGTACTGTTAACTAAGAATACAGTATCGGAAGATTTATTTACTAATAATAATTTCGAAACTGGATCATTACAAGTACCATTTAAGGCATGGGCAAACGGAAGTTCTAGTTTTAGTACTGATGCTCATAGTGGAGCAACATCTATAAAAGTTACTCAAAATAATCCAGGTAGTAGAACTTATTCGTATCCATATAGGAATCCGGATGGAATTATAAATGTTGATACTGGAGATGCTAGATTTGTAACCGCGTCAATTGGTGAAAAATTTGAATTTTCTATGTATGCAAAAACAGATGGTGGTGGTGTAACGGCTAGATTGGTTGTTATAGAATTGGATACAGACGGTAGAGTTATTAACTGGAGTCCAGTTGGATATCCAAATACAAAATCTGCTACAGGTGGATATCACTACATTGATAAAAGTATTAGTACTGATTGGGAAAAAATAAGTTTTTCTCCAGAAATAATAAGCAAGGCTGCAGTGAATATATCAGTACAATTATCATTTACTCAACCAAGTGATGGTCCTCGTAGATCAGTATTTTTTGATGGCGGCACATTTAATAAAATACATGCCAATGCATCTGGCAATAATGTTATTTATAATTTGGTTGCTAAACAATATGATGCTGGTAGAGATGTAATACAATATATTGGAAAAACATCTTTAAATATGCCAGGAGATTTAAACGCAGTATCCCAATCATATAATACTGCATATAACAACACAGGATCTATGTATATTGGTGGATATACTACAAATGATTTTGGTGGACAGTTTAGTGGGTCTATGATGGAATTTAGAACTTGGAAATCATCATTGGAAGAAAAATATTTTGATGAACATGTAGAAAATCCACAATCATTTACTGGCAATTCAGTGAGTGCTTCCTATGAAGATATATCACTTAGATATAGTTTTAATGAATCTAAGAATCATAATAGTGATACAACTGTTAGAGATACTTCAACTGATCAATCTTCACCGATTGCTGGAATAGCTACTGGATTCGCAGATGAAACAAGTTATTCTAGTGTTGTTGATAGAACAAAATTTCCATTACCGAAATTGGGTGGTATTCGTAGGAGTGATAATAAGGTAAGAATTGAAACTGCTGAATATATGGATAGAATAGGTGAAAATATAAATTTAAGTTCAACTCAACGTGTTGAAGTTTCATCATTTGATAGATCGCCATTAGATTCCAATAGAGTTGGTGTATATTTTAGTCCTATTGATGTGATAAATCAAGATATAATAAATCAAATGTCTGATTTTAATTTTGATAATTATCTGGGGGATTCCAGAGATGATACTGAATATCAATATAGGGGATTAGATCAAGTAAAAGAAGAATATTTTAAAAAATATACTGGAGCCAATAACTTTTGGGATTATTTGAGATTATTAAATTATTTTGATCATTCACTATTTAAACAATTAGAATCTCTATTACCAGCTAGAAATAAAGCGGTTGTTGGAGTATTAATTGAAAATAATATATTAGAAAGAAATAAACAACCTATAAATCATCCAGTGTATGAAAATCCAGTATTTGAGGAAACTATCAATTTAAAAGATGAAGATGGAGATTATATAAAACAATTTGCAGAAAATGAATATCATGAAGTAAGTCAAAGTATAGCCAGATTAGATAGAGAAATGGACGAGGAATCTACCTATGATTTAATTTCTGAAAATACGTATTGGGATTCACAAATAGATAATTCAGTATTTGATAAACCTACATTAAGAGACTTAAATAGATTGGATAAATTTGGTCATTTTGGCACAAATTACGCTACATCTAGTATTTATAAGGGAGGACCAATTAGTGTATTTACAGAATCTATTTCTATGATAGATACTCAAAGACTTTCTGTATTTAATAAAGGAAAACATTATATTTATAATAGTAAGAATAATTATTTAGTTGGAAGTGCTAGTTCCGTTTCTTTTGTTACATCTAGCTTTGAGAAAATCACAGAAAACCAAACTGGATTACGTAGAATAAATTTTGAAGGTAGTAAAAATACTATTAATACCGCACTTTCAAGTATAGATGCCAATGGTAAAAAAAATTATACCCCAGTTACTTACATATTAACCAACCCATACACATTAGTAGGTGATCCTAGAGAAAGTGTACAATTAAGAACAGAATTTGACTTGAGTGATGAAAAAGACACTTAAAAATAAATTATATATATATTTATAGATGTAAAAGGTTATCTATGATAATATCATAAAATCGGAGAAATTAATAAAATGGCATATTTGAACAAAACAACGCAAGTATTAAAAGCGATCCTTACCAATAAAGGTAGAGAAAAATTAGCTCAAGGTAATTTTAATGTTACCCAATTCGCATTAGCAGATGATGAGGTGGATTATACTTTGTGGGATACAGCACACCCATCGGGATCAGATTATTACGGTACAGTTATTGAAAACTTACCATTGTTAGAACCGGTACCTAATGAAACAAGTGTAATGAGATATAAATTACTAAGATCTACAGATCATTTAGATAAATCTCAGGGGTTAAAAATGGCAGTTATTGGAGGATCATTTGCTAACAAGGTGAATACTAACAGTGGAATATTAGATTTAAGTTGGAAAAATACAAGTAATGTGGGGGAAGAGGATCATTTGGGGGCAACTACAATAAATTTAAGTGGAGTGCCAGAACCGTATTCTTATACGTTATTGAATACCAATATAGCATTTTTATATTTGGACGATGATCCTTCAAGTGCAGGCAGATTTGCTCAACCGACAGAACAATCTTTAAGATTTAGATCATCTCAGACATTAATTACACAGTCTGGAACAAATTTGATGAAAATTAAAGCTAAAAGAATTACAAGCACTCAAAATGCATCTAAGACATCTGGTGCAACTGCAGCATTGACAATTAGAGTTAATTATAAGGCAAATGAATAATGGCATTTTTAGATAAAAGCGTAACTGTGTTTGTAGATGCCGTTTTAACTGAAATGGGGAGGCAGAGATTGTCCACTACTGGAAATTTGAGTATTAGTAAATTTGCATTAGCTGATGATGGAATAGATTATAATCTATTTGATGTTACTCATACTAATGGTCCTGATTATTATGATAATGCTATTTTGAATATGCCGCTATTAGAAGCCACAACACGAACTGTAGCAGTATCCGAGGATGGTAAAGATGGAGCAATGAAATTTCCATTGGTTGATATATTGGCTGATACAGTAGATGTGGTGTTGGTAACTGGAATACCATCTGCAACAGAAACCGTTGGAGCTATGGATTATATTGTAATTTCACCAAACACCGAAAATTATCCTGATGAAGAATACATATTGACTTTACCAGACGATGCTTACATTGTTGTGTTTAAAGATGGTGATATTATAGATATGGATACCGGAGTTTAATTTATGGGAATGAAAATAGTACAAGGAAAGAAGTTTATTTTAATAGCTAAGAATATAGTTGGAAATACTTCCGCAGTTTTTCCTGATAAAACCGTGATTGTTTCTGGAAAGGGAGTAAAATCTGGTAAACCCTTTACAACCGAGATAACTATTAAATCTGGAAGAAAAAAGAAATCGTTAGATGGGTTTGTTTTTAAACCAAATGGAACTTTATCTACTAGATCGATTAAAAAAGAGATAGAAAAGAATAAAAGGGGAGTTGAAGATTTAAAAGGAACCGGTATTAAACCAGGTCAATTTAGTGGCATGGTAGATTCAGACGCATTAAAGAATTTAGTTAAATCAGGTGGAATAAATTTAGCTAATTTGGGTTTAGACCTATCCGGCAACCTAGGAAGTGTAATAGAGGACGAAGTGACTGAAGAAGAATTGGTTGATGAAATTGTAGAAAAATTAACAGGTAAAAAATCAACTGGGAAGCAATCCGGAGTATAAAGAAATAATTTTTATGAAAAAAACATTTAATATAAACAGGAGTTAAAAATGGCAGATGGAACAAAAACGTCAGGTGTATTTCAGTTATTCGATTTATCTGAAGATATAGTTTCTAACAGAGTAACTACAGTTTCTAGTGGAATATGGTCATCTGGTGGGACAACATTAACACAGGGGTCTACTACAGCAGGATTTTTCTCATCATCTGCACAAAGTGCTTCTAGTGGTGAGTATTATTATGATGTACAACAAGAGGCCTCATCTTCATCTACATCAGAAGTGCAATTTAGTATTGCATACGGGCATTATGCTGGTAGTGGATCAACAAATTCTACAACTGGGACTGATGCATCTAAGGCAATTTATTCACAATTTAAAAATATAATACTTTCACCAACCAAAACTAATTTTGAATTTGGACCTAATGGCAGTGAAGAAACCTCATTAGATGGATATTTTTTATCAGTATCTAGAGCTCGTATGAGAGAAAAAGTTGACCCAGGCAACTGGGAAATAAGACTTCCAGGAGAAAAGGGATTGAGATTAATTGATGATAGTGGCGCTACTTCGGATTCGAGTGTAGCTAAAGGAACTACTTATTTCAATATAGTATCTGGTAGTATATCAACTGGCACTGCAGATTATAAATATTCTGCTGGAACAACTAAAATGTATTATGGTAGATTTTATCCATATTTGGGAGTATTTTATATAGATGCTCCGTCTGTGGATAGTGGGAGTGGGGCAACTCAAAAGGGAATTAGTTTGGGGACAGCCCGCAGTACAAATGCTAATGATAATAATAGTTCAAGATTATTTAATAGTTTTAATACTACAGGTGGATATTTCCAAGCAAGACGTGAAGAAGATATTAAATCAACTCATTATTTTTGCAGAGTAACTAATAAACGATATAATTTTAGTCAAAATCCATCATATTATACTGGAAGTGGTGAATTAACAAATCCAACATTTGTAACTGATCCTAGAACTTATATTACTACGGTTGGATTATATAATGCTAATAGTGAGTTATTAGCACTTGCTAAACTTAGTAAACCGTTCTTAAAGACTCCAGCGCGGGAAGCTGTTATAAAAATACGACTTGATTTTTAAGTGAGGTGAGCCTATGTTTAAGCCGATTGGAGATGGCAATGTAACAATCACTCCGTTTAAAGTATTCAAAGAATATGAATTCACGGATGCTGATAGCGGTAGTGGAGTTTTTGCTTTAGAGGGTACTAGTGGAAGCTTTCACAATTTTCAAACTGGTTCAGCAGCATCAAAATCTATTGGTACTCTAAATTCGTTATCAGAATCACTTGGAAAAGATAAAGATACTTGGTATAGTGTAGGTACCTTTTATAATATTCCGGTATATAATTCTATATACCATTTATTTTATAAATACGAGCAACAAAATAATCCATGGGGCGGTGCTCCGCATCCTCAATATGTATTAAATCAAGATCCATGGCCAAGAGATTCCTCTGGGTCATTTATGAACAAAATTCACAATAACGTTACAGTCATAAACATTCCAAGAAAGTTTTTTGGAGAAGAAATAAAACCTGGAAGTATCTCACTAATAGATAACTCATTAACAGATTCTACTATTGTATTACGAGATGATGAACGAGGACATTTATATGATACTGTATATTCGTCGAGTTTTGCAAAACGTTCATCTTCAATGTCGGGATCAACTGATACGGTATTGGGGGAATGTGTGGGGAATGTATTTTATGATCAAGGTATAATCGCAATTACAGACACTGGTTCTAGATATGGAAATGCAGCCACATTAAATGGGGTTGATGGATATGAATTACAATTCCAAGGAACTAAAACTATTAGAGAGTATGAATTTTTATGTAATGTGCAAGAATATGAATATAACGATTCTGATAATATAAGCGTAACTCCTGGTAGAAGTGGCTCTCAATTATTGGGAAGTGATTTATCTGGATTTTATAAAGAAGGTATTTTTGATTATATTACATCATCTGTTTATAATGAAGTAGGAACTCAAGAAGAATATGTTACTAGTTCCGTTTATAATCCACCAGGAACATATTCTAATTTTGTAACACATTCAGATTTTAGACCTTATATAACAAGTGTGGGTCTTTACAATGATCAGAGTGAATTATTAGCAGTGGCTAAATTGTCCCGACCAATAAAAAAACCAAAAGAATACGATATTTCATTTACAATCAGATTCGATAACTAAATAATATATCCAATAAAATATTTAATATTAGATTAAATAACTTCTATATATATGATATTTATATATAAAGAATAAATCAAAACCCTTTTTATTCTAAAAGGTTACTTCACTTAAAACATAACGAGGAGATTTACCTTGCGTAAATTTTTATTAAGCCTCATGATGGTAATGAGTTTTGTATATTCTCAAACCCCCATCA